CAGCCAACAATCATACTAAATTATATTATTAAGGAGTAAAAAATGACAAGACTAGCAAAAGAACTAAACACGAATGAGTCAATACAGGCGGCTGCGCCTGGCACTACTCAGACAATAACTACATCAGGCTCAAGTGCAGCTATATCTACTGCATTTGGCAATAACACAAGACTAGTAAGGATTGTAGCTACAGAGGATGTAAACATTAAGTTTGGCTCATCCCCTACAGCAACAACAAGTGACCCATTTATACCAGCCAATCAGGTTGAGTATTTCAAAGTTACTGCTGGAGAAAAGGTAGCGGCTATTCAAAATAGTGCGGCTGGTACTTGTTACGTTACAGAAATGGAGTAAGCCATGCTTTATGGTGTTGGTAAATTAGGCGCAAAAGCTAAGTCTGGTGCTGTTGCTGTTGCTGGAACTCCAGTGTCTGGGCCAGAAGCAAATAGCTTTGAGTTTGATTTATCAAAAGCAGAACCACTAAATGATTTCAATAGTTTTCTATCTGGTGATGCTAGAGGAATACAGTTTAATGCTGATGGCACTAAAATATTTTTTTCTGGGAGTAATTCAACCACATTAACCGAGGTATCTTTATCTACAGGTTATGACATAAGAACAGCAAGTGGTAGTGCTACAACCCATACTCTAACCTATGGGGCAACAGGCATAAAATTTGCAGATAGCGGAAATAAATTTTACACAATGTATTATAGTGCAACTGGAGCAATAGATGCTGTTGTTCAGTATGATTTAACTACAGCGTATGATTTTACTACGGCTTCATACACAAGACAATTTAATGTTAGCACCGCTACTTCTAATGCTTGCAACTTTGGAGTTGGCATAGAATTTAAAACAGATGGCACAAAAATGTTTGTTTTTGATGTAGTATTTGACCAGTGGTTTGAATTTTCATTATCAACAGCATTTGATATTTCAACAGCATCCTTTACAGATTTTTTTGACATAAGCTCTTCTCTTGAGATTCTAGCGCCCTGTTTTTCAAACGATGGCACAAAAATGTATTATGCTTCTAATGGCATCTATTATGAAAGAACAATGAGTACAGCATGGGATGTTTCTACGGCTGGTGCGGAAAGTGATTCAGGATTTAGGAGTGAGCCGTCAAGCATAGGGGGAGTTTCTACAAATCCGAGTGGAACTTTTTTTTATGTTTCTGGGGGTAAAGGAATTTATCAATCTGATGTATTAACAGCTAAAGATATAACAACAGTACGTTTTGACCAAACTAAAGTATTTAGAAAACTTAATGATAGTTCATATTATGGTGTTTTCTTTAAGCCAGATGGTACAAAAATGTATTATATACATTCTACGGCAGATAAAGTTATTGAAGTAGATTTATCTGTTGCTTGGGATATAGCATCTGGAAATGATGATGCTTCTTTAGCAGAGCTTGATATTAGTGGGCAAGAAACAAGCCCAACTGAATTATATATTAAGCCAGATGGCACAGAAATGTATCAAGTTGGAGTAGCTGGTGATGATGTAAACCAGTGGACGCTATCAACAGCATGGGACATAACTAGCGCAACATACACTCAGTCATTTAGTGTTGCTACAGAAGAAATTTCTCCAAGAGGTCTTACTTTTAAATCAGATGGCACGAAAATGTATGTTGGTGGGACAACATCTGATAAAATACACGAGTATGATTTATCAACAGCATGGGATATCTCGACAGCTAGTTTGAACGATAGCAGTACATTTACAGTCGGTGATTTTGGCAGTTATGGTCTTGCTTTCAATGATGACGGCACAAAAATATTCGCTGCTGCATCTAATAATATTATTGAATATACTATGTCTACTGCATATGACATAACAACAGCATCGCTTACACACACATACAATCAGAGAGGCGATGCTAATGCAAATGTAAGTGCTTTTGGGATATACTACAAACCAGATGGCACAAGATTTTTTATTGCTGGTAGTACTGGAATACAGGAATATGCCACCGACAGTAAAAAAATGGTGGAGCAAGTATATAGCCCAGCTATTAATGTAATTGAGTCTACTGCTGAAACAGGTTCAAGTGCTGATTACACAGGCGATTATGATGTTTTAAATGTACAGTTTATACCAGACAGCCTACCATCAGATTTTTCTGGCAGATTGTATATAGGTTTGCATATACAAAATGTCAGTGGGACTGGTAGTGCTTTTTTTAATGATTTATGTATAGGAGCTGTTCAAATACTTAATTCTTCTGAGGCCAGAGTTCATGCATGGCAAGGAAGTGACTTTACAAACTGGGGCACAACAACTGCACAACACACTGTACCAAGCGCATATACTGATGTTACAGCATTAACTTATTCTTCTATAGCAAGTGGTACTACTGCCCAAAGATGGAATGTAGCATCAGCGACCACCTCAAATAACACAGGTGCGGCAGATGGTGTAAGCACTACTTATGGCTCTGGAGGCTCTGATGTTTTACCTATTCGTGGTCTTGGTCAAGTAGCTCAAACAGCAAGCACTGACTATTGTTATGTAGAAACAAGTACCCCAGTTGCTTTGGGGGATTTCATATGGATGCGAAGCCCATCTGTGACGCTCAGTAGTGGCTTACATAATTTAAGAATAGCTTATAATCTTACAACAGATGACTCAATAAGTGCGGCAAAAACATATAATGCACTACAAGTATTTTGGGCTGGTGCATAATGGACATAGACGCAATGCTATTCTGGAATATAATTCTCACAGTGGTGATTGCGCCTGTCTTCTGGGCGTTCCGTCAGATGTTTGCAGAGGTAAAGCGTTTGCAAATCCTGTTGAACAAAACTAGAGAAGACTATGCAACTAAGTCAGAGTTGCGTGATGATATGAGGCGAGTCATGGAAGCCCTACATAGACTGGAAGACAAGCTAGATAAAGTGTTGAGTAAGTAGATGGTTGACCCAGTATCAGCCATGGCGATTGCTGGTACTGCATTTAATGCTTTAAAGAAGGGGGTCAGCATAGGGCGTGACATAGAGGCAATGGGACAAGACTTGTCTCGCTGGATGTCAGCCGTATCCGACATAGACCGCGCCCATCACGAAGCCAAAAACCCACCTATATTTAAGAAACTATTTTCTGGCAAGTCTGTCGAGCAAGAAGCTATGGAGCTGTTCACCCAAAAGAAACAGCTTGAAAACCAGAGAGATGAGTTGCGTAAATTAATTAGCTCTATGTGTGGCCCTGCTGCTTGGCAGGAGCTAGTCAAGATGGAAAGAGACATCAGGCAACAGCGTAAAGAAACTTTGTACAAACAAAGAGAGGCTCGTCAGCACTTTATGGAAGTCGTAGGTGTAATATTTTTAGTGCTTGTTATCTGTGGATTTGGTATCTTATTATTATTCTTGTTTACTAGCAAAGGCGCATATTGATGTTTCAGCTATTAGGCCCTATAATCAGCCTCGGCAGTTCATACCTTGAGGGGCAAGTTACCAAGCAAAAAGCGAAGGCTACGCTTGCTCAAACTGAAGCTGAAGCCAAAGCCGAAATTATGAAAACAGCAGCAACCCATGACAGCAAGTGGGAGCTGATTATGGCTGAGTCTACACAGAACTCTTGGAAGGATGAACTTGTCACAATAGTTGTGCTAATACCTGTTGTATTAGTGTTCATTCCTGGCATGGAGAAAGTAGTAGAAAATGGTTTCAACCGTCTTAGTGAGTTACCTGATTGGTATCAGTATCTTGTTTTTTTGGTGTGCAGTGCTGCACTTGGTATTAAAGGCCTTGACAAATTCAGAGGCAAAAAATGAGTGCGACAAAGTTCTTAGAATGGAAAATATTGCCACGGTTTATGATGCTCGTTATGACTGTTATGTACATCCGAGTAGTCGAATGGTTCATGAATATCCCGATGGATATTGTTACACCAGAAGCTACGGCCCTTACAGCTACGGTGACAGGCGCAATGACAGGGGCTTTTGGTCTTTGGCTGGGTAGTGAGGCAAAGAAATGAAAAAGAAATCTACTGTAAACAAGGCTGGTAACTATACTAAACCAACTATGAGAAAGCGTTTGTTTCAGCAGATAAAGTCTGGCGGTAAGGGCGGTAAGCCTGGCCAGTGGTCAGCTCGTAAGGCTCAGATGCTTGCAAAGCAGTACAAAGCCAAGGGCGGTGGGTACAGATAATGGCACTAAAGAAATCACAGAGAAGCCTGAAGCAGTGGACTAAACAGAAGTGGAGAACTAAAAGTGGCAAGAAATCCAGTGAGACTGGAGAACGGTATCTACCGTCAGCAGCTATCAAGAGCCTCACGCCGCAGGAGTACGCAGCTACCACGGCAGCTAAACGAAGAGGAACTAAAAAAGGTAAGCAGTTTGTATCCCAGCCCAAAAAAATAGCAAAGAAAACACGCAAGTATAGAAAGGTCACATAATGCCATACTCTAAATATTCCCCGAAGCAAAAGAAACTAGCGGCTATGGCTGCCCCTCGCAAGAAAATTACTGGCGCTGATTTAAAGAAGGCCAGTAAAATGAAAAAGAAAAAGAAATGAACATAGACCAATTACGAAAAGAGTTAGCCGAGGATGAAGGGTGTGTATTTGAAATATACCTTGACCATCTGGGCTATCCTACTTTTGGTATTGGGCATCTTATTCGCGCATCAGACCCTGAAGATGGACAGCCTGTCGGCACACCAGTCTCAGAAGACAGAGTTAAACAAGCCTTTGAAGCAGACATCGAAACAGTTCTTGAGGACTGTACAAGACTCTACGACAATTTCTACCTATTACCTGAAGAAGTGCAGTTAATTATTGCTAATATGATGTTTAATCTTGGCTATCCTAGACTATCTAAGTTCAAAGGTATGAGAGCTGGGGTTGATGCTGAGAGATGGTCTGACGCTGCTGATGAGATGGTTGATAGCCAATGGTACAGACAGGTAACTAACAGGGCCGAGCGTCTAGTAGAGAGAATGAGGCAAGTAAATGGTTAAAGGAGACTCAAGATTAAAACGTGCAGGAGTGTCGGGTTACAACAAGCCAAAAAGAACGCCAAGCCATCCAACAAAAAGTCACGTTGTAGTCGCAAAGGTAGGGGACAAAGTAAAGACCATACGTTTTGGACAGCAAGGCGTATCAGGGGCTGGAAAGAATCCAAAAACTGCAAGCCAAAAAGCCCGAAGGAAGAGTTTCAAGGCGAGACATGCGAAGAATATTGCGAAGGGGAAAATGTCAGCAGCTTACTGGGCTAACAAAACTAAGTGGTAAGTCTCATCGTAAATACATTTTCGGGTAGCACTCTTATCTTGTAATGATTGCCACCTGAAAATCTTTTTTTCACATAGTAAAACTTAGCAAACGCTAGGCGCTTACATAAATACCTGTACTGCTTAACGTCATCTGTTTCGTACAAGTCACCGCACCGAGTTGTCCTCATTGCATGGTTCATTGTAGATGTGTCCTTGAACATGATAGGGATACCGTTTCTCACTACCATTACACACCAGCCTGTTTTTTTCTTGCTTCGTTCTTATATTTGTTAGATATGCCTACCCACCTGGCTACATAGCCACCTCTTTTTTTCTCTTCATATTTATGGAAATTTATTACTGTTTCATTTAGTTGCTCTAGTTGTTTCTTGAACTCTTCTACGCTCATTTGCATCCCTCTTATTTTTGTGAAAGCAATCATCATCCCTGCTGTAATCGCATAGCACTTTATTGCTTGCTGTGATTATCCAATCACCGTCTTTAACGAAATGTTTTCTGCCGCAATAGTCACAAGCAATCTGACGCATTGCTAACTCACGGCTAGTAGGCCCCTTCTTTTTAATCATCTATAATTCTTGAGCTGCCTACCTCTATTAGCTTTTCATCATCCTTAACTTGAGAGCCAGTTGCCGCATACCCTGCCATATCAACATATGAGTCTTCATGGTCAGGGGTTTCTATAAGTCTAGCTAATTTAACACCTATCATCATAGGCGCTACTTGGTCAGGACGTACCTTTGTTTGCAGTATCACAGACCAAATATCTGCTATACGTTTATGATTTGTATAGGCATCGCCATAGGCAGAGCCTCGTACAGTTACGGCATCAAGTGCTGCCTTTAGTAAGTCTTCTTTGTTCATCGGTGTGTATCCTGTGGCAGTAAACGCAAAGTATTCTGCATTTTCTTATTTCCTTGAATAGTCTTTTGAGGTTGTAGTCAATCATTTTGCTAACAGCTTCATGCTTTTTGTGCTGTGGCAGATGGTCAAACTCTAATGCGCTAGAATGTTTATTGTATCCACAAATCTCACATCCCTTTGCCTGTTTATACATGTTGAGCCATCGCCTTCTTGATTTTTTTATTCTCTGTGTACGCTCTCTTCTTTGTTGCTTC